CAAGCTGCTCTAACCGGTAATGCTGCGTCTGGTGCTGTCGGTACGGCGGGGGTTACTGTAACGGTAGCCCTTTCTGGTGTTTCTGCGTCTGGTGCGGTAGGAACTGCCACGGCTTCAGTTGAGTATCCTGTACCCATTACAGGCGTTTCAGCTACAGGCTCGGTTGGCTCAGTCACTGTTGCAGAAAGACAGATTGCGCTTACGGGTGTTTCCGCTACAGGCAGTGTCGGAACAACGTCAGTTGCAGGGCGTTCTTTTGGGCTGACAGGAGTTGAGGCGACAGGTTCCGTAGGCTCAGTTATACCAGCTGCCGCTGAAAATGAAGACGGTGTTATTGCTTACGGCGCTGTTGGCACAGTTACGCCAACAAAAGAAGTTGCCATATCAGGAGTCTCCGCTGCTGGGGCAGTAGGAATTGTTGGTTTTACTTATGGCGCAAATATTAGCGGTAATGTTGCAAACGGTTCAGTAGGAGCTGTAACACCTTCTAAATCTGTAGCGCTTACAGGTGTTTCTGCCGCAGGTGCGGTGGGCACAACGACGTTTAACTGGCAAGCAGGTAGCGTTCAAGCTACAGGCGCTGTCGGTACAGTAGTACCAACCAAAACAGTTGCACTAACGGGTGTTTCTGCTTCAGGTCTCGTTGGAACCGATGTCCCAGTTAAAGAGTTAGCGCTTACGGGCGTCTCGGCTACAGGCAACGTGGGTAACGTAATTGGAGCGCAGCTTGTGGCTATCACTGGCAACCAAGCTATGGGCAACGTTGGTAATTTTGGCGTCTTCTACTGGAGTTTAATTGATGACACAGAAGACGCAAACTGGCAGAATATCACTACAGTGTAGCCCCGCGCTACACACAGACAGGAGCATTTAAATGGCAGCACAAACAGGACAACTACAGTTAGTTACCCCAACGCAGGGTACGCTTTCTGGCACGTGGGGCGACACCGTCAACAACGGTATTACCGAGTACGTCAATATCGCTATTGCGGGCACATTGAGCTTCGCGGGCGATGGTGCAATCACGTTGGCCAACACTATTGGTGATTCAACTTCAACAAATATTGGCTCAACCACTGCGCAGTACATGGTGATCCGTGTTACCGGCACTTTGACTACAACCAAAGTTATTACCGGCCCCGCTTATAGCAAGCTGTACATGGTGGAGAACGCGGCTACCGGCGGCACTGTTACGTTTAAAGCGCCTACACAAACGGGCATTTCTGTTGCAGTTGGCGAGCGTTGCTTTGTGTATTACAACGGCACTGATTACGTAAAAGTTGATTCGAACTTGTTGACTGCTTTGAGCGGCACACTTGCCACTACGCAAGGTGGTACAGGTCTGACATCGTTTACATCGGGCGGGGCTGTTTACGCCTCATCCACTAGCGCGTTGACAACAGGAACCTTACCTACCACTGCAGGCGGTACAGCCCTGACATCATTTACAGCAGGCGGCGCTGTCTATGCTACATCTACTAGCGCGTTAACTACTGGCACATTGCCAGTTGCTTCTGGTGGTACAGGCCTGACTTCCGGTACATCTGGTGGTGTTTTGGCTTACACCGCTTCCGGCACGTTGGCATCTTCTGCTGCACTTACTGCAAATAAAATGGTAATCGGTGGTGGGGCCGGAGTTGCTCCATCTACAACTACTGTGTTTGGTACAGCCGCCGCCGTTACAACGGGTACCTTTGCCCAAGCAGTTGGCTACGCTGATACCGTTGTTGCTTTGGGCAATACAGGCACAGCAATTAATCTTGATGTTACTGGCGGTAACGTGTTCACTGCAACACTGACGGGTAATGCCACAATTACTTTGCGTTATCCAGTTGCAACAGGTTCATCTTCGTTTACACTGATCTTGTCAAATGATGCAACTGCTGGTAGAACAGTGGCTTGGGCTGGCGGTACATTCAAGTTTCCCGGCGGAGCGGCATCACTTTCACGAACAACAACTGCTAACGCAATTGATGTTTGGTTCTTCTTTACCCCCGATGGTGGCACGACTTGGTACGGCACTATCCCCATGAAAAATCTGACTACTTAATAGGAGTACTAAAATGGCTTTAACACCTGAACAACAAGCGCAAGTCGACATCCAAGTTGAAGTTGAAAACGCACGACACGCAAATCAAATGGCTGCGCAAGCTAAGCAAGCAAAGCTGGAAGCCGTACGTCTTGCTCAACAAACTTTGATTGAAAATGCTCGTAGCAAGGCTGTGGACTCTCGTGATGTAGCTGCGGCTGACATCACTGCTTTTGCTTCTACATTGGTTGCATACATTGATGCCTGATGAACAGGTTTGAATACTTCCCAAGTTGCGTTTACCGCGACGAACAACCTGAATGGGTTGACTACACTCGTCAGGTTGTTCAGAAGTACTACGACCAAGCCGCTTCAGACGGCATGTTGGATCAAACAGGGCAGATGGCCAATGATCCTGATTTAAAATTTTTGGTTGACTATTTAGTGTTGGCCTCGGATGCAATCTTGCGTGAGCAAGGTTACGACATGGACAGATACGAGTTGTACGTGTCGGGTCTTTGGGGTCAAGATGTAAAGTGTAATGGCGGCACAAATGTACACGTACACAAACACAGCCAAATCTGCGGTTGGTTCTTTTTAGAAACACCGCAAGGTGGGGCTTACCCCGTTTATCACGAGCCTCGCATGAATAAACAAATGATTGAATTGAACTATGTTCGCGGAAATGACCTTGTTAATGCTTCATCCGAAGTTCACTTCAACAACATTCAGCCCGGAACAGTCTTGATGGCAAACTCTTGGCTGCAACATCAACTTGTTCAAAATAATTCACATGCACAAACAAGGTCAGTGCATTTTATTGTTTCGCACCGGGAGCGTGCATGCAGTACTTGTTGACACCTTATGCAAAAGCTTCTGAGCCTTGGGCTTGGTGGGAAGGCGCGTTTACTGAACAGGAATTAAACTGGCTCCAAGACCGTGCAAAAAATTCAACCCAGAATGCTTATGTTGGTGGTATAAATGGCGGCGAAATTAATACAACTGTTCGGCGATCACAAGTGTCTTGGTTAGAGAATAATTCAGATACAGCGTGGGTGTTTAAAAAACTAGCGCATGTTGCTTCTCAGTTAAATGCTGAACACTTTGGATTTGATCTGACTGGTTTTGGTGAAGCATTGCAGCTGACTAATTATGACCAAGCTGAAAACGGCATGTATGGCTGGCATCGAGATTTTGGGGGCGGCATAAGCCGTAAGCTTTCTATGGCTGTTCAATTAACAGACCCATCGGAATACGAAGGCGGTAACTTGCAAATGTTCACCTCACTTCAACCTCAAAATGTACGCAAGCAACGGGGTTTGATTGCTGTTTTCCCCGCTTATGTTTTGCACCAAGTAACTCCTGTTACGCAGGGCAGTCGTCAATCTTTAGTAGCTTGGGTCTCTGGCCCATCATTCAAATGAACACAGATTACAAACACTTTATTGGTCTTTACCAGCATGTGTATCCAGATGGATACTGCCAGCACTTGATTAACCAGTTTGATTTAATGGCAAGCAAAGGGGCTGGAGCAAATCGTGTGCAATCTGAAGGCGCTCCAAGACATAGAAAGAACGATTACCAAATAACTTTAAGCCTCAAAGGGCATGAGGTTGAATTGTTTAACAATGAAAATACAGTTGATGTATTTTTTAACGGTTTGCAGAAATGCTACGAAGACTACACTGAGAAATACTCGGTTTTAAAAGATGGCGCAATACGTGCCACGGTAATGAAAATGCAGCGTACCGATCCCGGCGGGGGGTATCACATTTGGCACGCAGAACAAGGTAGACGAGATCATGCAAATCGGGTTCTTGTTTATATGTTGTATTTAAATACACTTCAGCCAGAGCAAGCTGGTGAAACAGAATTTTTGTATCAACAAGAACGCTACCGTCCAGTAGAAAATACAATGGTTCTTTGGCCAGCGGCGTATACACATGCACACAGGGGTAACACTGTTTTTGGGCAGCAATCAAAGTACATTGTGACGGGGTGGTTTTACTATGACTAATTTTGATGAGGCTGGCTGTGTTTTGGTAAAGGGTTTTCTTGACCCACAGGCGGCTCAGACTGTTTCCAGATACATGGAATATGCGCTTAAACAAAACATCATGACAAGAGATATTCATGAAGAATCGCCGTCATACGCCAGATATGGCGACCCTTTGACTGAAACAATCTTGTTTAATTCTCTGGAGCACGTTCAAAAAATAACTGGTAAAGAACTTTACCCTTCATATTCATTTTCTCGAGTTTATGTGCAAGGGGACGAGCTAAAACCTCACGTAGATCGACCAGCTTGTGAAATTTCCTTAACTGTGAATGTTGCAACAAAAGGCAAACTCTGGCCCATTTGGATGCATGTTCCCGGTAAAGAGCCAATAAGCATGACACTTGAACCCGGCGACGCTGTGGTGTATAAAGGATGCGAAGTCAGACACTGGCGCGAAAAAGCTGTGGACACGGATGTTAATGCACAGTTTATGCTGCACTATGTTGACAAAAATGGCCCGTATGCAAAATATAAATTTGATATGCGCCCCGGTTTAGGGATGCTAATTTCTTCAAAATCTAGGAGCGTTTAACATGCCAATAGGTACATCAAAAATAGGTGTTTTGGGCGGTGGCGGTGTACCTGCCGGATCTCAAACATTTAACACATCTACAACATTTACCATGCCTGTCGGTGTTTCCAAAGTAAACATTACAGGTAAGGGCGGATCTGGAAATCCCGGCAACCCCGGAAATGCCGGTAATCCGGGTAATGGAGGGACTGGAGGATCCGGAGGAGGTACCGGAATAGCGTTTTTCTGTAATTGCAATGCTCGCCCTGCGTATTGCTTTGTTGCTGGCGGGTTTGGTGGATCAAATCCTGTTGGTGCAAACTCTGGCAGCCCGGGAAATCCGGGGGCTGCGGGTAACGCCGGTACAGCTTCAACTGCACTAGGTTTAAATTTTCCCGGTGGCAATGCAGGAAATGGGGGAGCCGGAGCTTCTGGTGGCTCTGCGGGTGGTAGCGGTAATAGTGGTGGTGGGGGAAACATAATTGAATACTGCCCTAAAGGTCAATTTTGTTATTTTGGTTATGTTTATAGCGGTGCTGCTGCTGGTAGTGGAGGTTCTGTGGGTGGTGCCCCAGCATCTACATGCGTGAGTACTGTAGGCGGTCGCGGTGGTGGAGGCGCAGGGGTATGTAATCCGGGAAGTGCCGGAACTGGTAATGGCGGTCTAGGTGGAAATCCGGGCGGCGGCCCGGGGGGGACTGCTGGAAGCAGTGGGGGTAATGCGCCACCAAGTATTCCTCGCGCTGCTGGTGGTGGTGGTGGTGGAACACCTATTGGGCCTCTTGCTCCGGGCGGTGGCGGGGGCGGTGGTAGGGGGGCTGTATCTAATCCCGGTAGTGCTGGCAATCCCGGCTCTGCTGCAAATCCCACTAGCTACAATTGTCAGACGGTAACACCCGGAGGCTCGTACCCAATCAGCGTTGCTTCTGGCGGACAGATTACAATTTCTTGGAATGCACAATAATGCCAAAAGAACAGTCAAATAAACTTGACAAAATTCGTCAAAAGAAAATAGATGAAATGGCTATGCAGCAGGAGTTGGATAACTTCCAAAGCAGTTTAAACCGTGCTCGTTCTGTTATGGTTGGTACAGCTTTTGGTGGTACAACCGAGTTGTCAATGCGTGCAAATAATGGGCAAAATTTGTGGTGCTTGATGCAGCCTGTTGAAGTAATTGAATTGATTCATCAGTTGGCTGCAAATGTTGGGTGCCATATAAGTCTGCAACCGCGCAGAGATTTTTCAAGCTGGCGTGACTGGAAGTACACTGAAGAGGAGTTGGCGTATTATCGTGGCCCGCAAGCTCTACCGGGTGTTGGTCATCCGCCTCATGTTAATGACATGGCCCCCCACCAAGAAAAAGGGCAAGTGCTGCCACCACCTGAGCAGCAGCCCGGTTTAAAAATTGATGTTCCTGTAAGGAGTGAAGAAAATGTTGTGGCAACTAAAAAAACTGTCAACCGGCGAAGCACTAAACGAACCACAAAGACTTCCTGAAAACTGGGGGCCAATCTTTGGTATGGGCGGAATTAAAGACCGCCTTGGCGATTTGTCTTGGTTGGGCACTGACTTTGTTGACCAAGGTTGGTTTGAAGTTGGCGAAGAAGCCGAGAAACCAATGACCGCCGATGAGGTTAACGCAACTATTGCGGATCGACTCAAAGATACGGCATGGTCTGTCGCCGCAGATAACATGACGATCACAAAAGGGGAGCGCGCAAAATGGCTTGCATTTCGCCAAGCACTGCGTGAGATACCGTTGCAAGTTGGGTTCCCAGAAAATGTGCAGTGGCCTTCTGAGCCTGCATGAATAAGTACCAGATTCGTTTTAATAAAACACGCGGCCAACCCGGTCGCGGTACTGATGCGCATGTCTGGCGTGTTTTTGAAAACGGCGTAGAGTACTTGGCTGCTGAAGTAAAACTCAATGTCCCATCTTGGAGCGAAGCCGACGGCCCCGATTGGAATATTGTCTGCAACGGTTTTATGCAAATCGACCACGATACAGGCACCGTAGCCATATCAGACAAAGAAGTTTTTGAAAAACCACAACGCAGTTGCGATGGTTGCACTGCTTGCTGCCAAGGAACGCTTTCTGGGTCAGCGCATGGCCATGATTTTTATCCCGGAAAGCCATGCTTTTTTGTTACAGAAAAAGGATGCGGCATATATGAAAACCGCCCTGCGGATCCATGTAAAAATTTTAAATGCGACTGGCTTGAGCATGACTATTTGCCAATGTGGTTTCGCCCAGACTTAAGCAAAATCATAGTGACCAAACGCAAAATAGATGATGAGATTTGGGTTTCTGTGGCAGAAGCAGGGCAAAAGATGGATTCTTCTGTGCTCTCATGGATGTTAATTTGGGCTGCAAATAATAAACATAATATCCGGTATCAAATAGATGGCGGATGGAATTGGATACGAAATGCAAGTAATTGAAATTTCAGCGCCCGTATTTTTACGGCGTGCCAGAGACCACCACCAAATCCAAAATCAAGTTTTGGAAATAATTAACAGTGGAAAAGTGCGTGGTTCGGTTGGTAATGGTGAATCAATTTCAAATACGGATTATTATTTAGCAGAACAATTTAGAGAGCCAAAAGGCAAAGCATATTGGGATTTAATATTTCCAAGTGTTCAAGAGCATTACACAGAGATCATGGAATTAACTGGCCATAAAAAATGGTGGGTTAGTAACTATTGGTATCAAACATATAATTACAACGATTTTCATAGTATGCATGTGCATGCAAATTGCATGTATTCAAATGTGTACTACCTGACACTTCCAAACGGTTCTTCAAAAACAACATTAAAATATTTTGACAAAGAATTTCAAATTGAAGTTTCTGAAGGCGACATATTGACTTTTCCGGGTCTTATTCAGCACGGATCAAACCCACACAGATCAAATAGTCCAAAAAATGTGGTTGCATTTAATTCAAACATAGTATAAATATGAAAAAAATATATTGGACAATACCAACTTCTCTTGACCAGCCCGGGCTTAATCTTGCGTATTTTGAGCCAGAACCAGCATATAAATATTTAATTGGCAAAAAAGCAAACGCTAATTACATACGTTGTCCTGCATTCTCTGCGTATTTAAAAAATACTTACATTCTTCGTTCGCCAATAGATTTTAAAATTTGGTTTTTTGACGGCGAGTTTCACACAGATTCTTGTGATCAGAAATTTTATGATAAAAATATTTGGTGTAAAGTTGGTATTAGCGGAGAGCATCTTGTGCAAATGCCTCCAACTATTTTATTTTTTACAAAAGATAATAAGACTGTAACTGCTGAATCTCTGCCGCCCGTTATGCATGAAGTACCAAATGCTTTGTTTATACCGGGGAGCTTTGATATTTCAAAATGGGTGAGACCCCTTAACTTTGCTTTTGAAATATCCGATGTAAAAAAGGCAGTTAACATAAAGCGAGGCGACCCGTTATACATGGTCAAATTTATTTGTGAAGACGGCGATTCTGTTGAATTAGAGCGCGTTTTGATGGACGAAGACCTTAGACAAGTGATTGCCACTTGTACTGGGTTAAAACATATTGCGCCAAAGATCAACTTAAAAACACTTTATGGGATGGCGGAAAATTACTTAAAGTTAGCCCGCGCAAACATTTTTAAAAAATGACAGACTGGGCCGAAGCTTTTATACTTGCGGCGGTAATCCTCGCATTCATTGTGTGGGGGACGTTTACGATTTTGTGGATTTGGTCATGATGTATGCGCTGGTTCTTACTGTTACTGCTGTTGGGGTTGGTTGGAGCCGTGGCCAAGAATGGCTGTCATATACGCGAGTTCTATGGGATCGGCTACACAATTCACAACCCGTCCGAGCGCCATCAGCAAATGGTTGCATGGCTCAAGAACAATGCACCGCACTGCTCATCTTCGGATTACGTAGTCATCTGGAACAACCTGTCAGAGTGGGCTGGTTCAGCCGATTCAGCAGAAACTAGAGGCTTAATTATTCATGGCTACACAGAGGCACTTGCGCGTGAAAAGAAGTGATACAGCTTCACAAGTGGTTTCCGTTTGTGTTTCCTACGCCGTACGATGTGCGGGCCATAGCTGCCGAAAGGCGGGCAGAACGGCTGGAGTATGAGTACAAGCTGGCACTTGAATATGAGAAAGTAAACAAAGCAGTTGACGCACTTGAAGTTGAGTTGTACAACAAGCGGGCATGGCAGCGTACGGTTGAGTTGGAAATCTTTAACAATACACGGCGTTTTGATAAATATGTGTGAGGTTATATGGACAACAATCCAGATGTAGTAGGTAAATTGACGTACTCTGTAACTTTGATGGTATCCGCCACGCTGTGCTTGTCGGTACTGGGTATGGTGATTGCATTCCTGCTTGGCCTGTGGGCCAAAGAGGTGGATAACGCAGAGATCTTCAGTATGCTCCACCCAGCTTTTCAAACCATCATTGGCGGCTTCATTGGCCTCTTGGCGGGGGTTAAGCTTTCACACGGCGACAGCCACCACAAATGTAAACACTGCGGGGAATAAATGCTTACTCTACTGTCAACCTTAATTTCTTTCCTAATGGGCGGTCTGCCAAAGATACTTGACTTCTTACAAGATCGTCAGGACAAAAAGCATGAATTAGCGTTGGCACAGATGCAAATCCAGCGCGAAATGGAATTGCGGAAGATCGGGTTTGAAGCTCAAGAACGGGTGGAGCATATCCATACCCAACAATTAGAAATAGAGACGAAATCGGCTGAGAGGCAGTCATTGGTTCAAGCTCAACAGGCTGAGATGCAGGCCATCTATGCCCACGACACAAGTTTAAACGAGGGGACATCACAATGGATGAAGAACCTACGAGCAAGTGTACGGCCTGTTATTACCTATGGCTTCTTCTTTTTGTTGATGTTTGTGGATATTGCTGGCTTCTGGTATGGATACTACATGGGCGTACCCTTTGATACCATGCTCAATATGCTGTGGGATTCTGACACTCAAGCTTTGTTTGCATCCATCATTGCGTTCCACTTTGGTGGTCGGGCATTTGGCAAATGAACGTCAGCCCCAAGGCCATCAAAATGATTTCGCACCATGAAGGTGTGAGACAGAATCCGTACCGTTGCCCCGCTAAATTGTGGACGGTGGGTGTTGGCCATGTGATGTTCCCAGAGCAGGGCAAGCTCAAAATAGACCAACGGGATGCGTTTACACCACCCGCAGAAGCTATGCGCAAATACAGCATGGAGGAAGTCGATGCAATACTTCGGGCAGATCTTGCTAGGTTTGAGAAGGGAGTGGCTACTTATTGTCCTGTGCCTCTTACTCAAGGACAGTTTGATGCGCTGGTTTCCTTTTCTTTCAATGTAGGTCTTGGGACGCTTCAGCGTTCAACCTTGCGTCAAAAAGTTAATCGCGGTGATATGGCTGGCGCTGCTGAAGAACTCTTGAAGTATTGCATGGCTGGTGGCAAAATACTCAAAGGGCTGCAGAATCGTCGCATGGACGAGCGTGCCTTGTTTCTATCCTAGGACTGCCGATGCCATTACAAAAGATTCTGTTCAAGCCGGGCGTCAACCGGGAGAATACGCGCTACACCACGGAAGGTGGCTGGTATGAGTGCGACAAAATTCGTTTTCGTCAAGGCAACCCAGAAGTAATTGGCGGTTGGGAGCCTGTGTCCGGTGCTTCTTATTATGGTGTTTGCCGTTCGCTTTGGAATTGGACTACGCTGACAGGTGCTAATTATGTGGGTGTGGGAACCAACGTTAAGTTCTACATTGAGCAAGGCGGGGCGTACTACGATATTACGCCGATTGCATCGACAGTCACTCTTGGAACCAACCCATTTACCGCAAACGGCACAACCACAGTTACCGTTACGGCCACAACAACGGGCCTTACTGCTGGAACGTTTGTTACGTTCTCTGGCGCTACAGGCACATACGCCTCCACTTTTAATGCGCAGTTTCAAATCCAAACTGTAGGCTCAACATCTTTCACAATCACAGTAGGTTCAGCACTCACGGCGGGTTCTTACGGCGGCTCAGCCGTGTCTGCGGCATATCAGGTCAGTGCAGGTCCGGCTTTCCCTGTCCCACTCCTTGGCTGGGGTGCTGGCGCTTGGGGGCAAACTGGTACGACATGGGGTAACGGCGGCACATCGACTGTAGCTTTGCGCCTGTGGAACCAGACAAACTACGGCCAAGACCTTGTGTATGGGCCACGCGGCGGCGGCATCTACTACTGGAGTGCAAACAGCGGTTTGTCCACTCGCGGCGTTTTGCTCAATTCTTTGGGCGGTACTGTATCGTTTACCAACAGCTCTGTAACAGGTTTGCCAACTGTTGTGACTTCCACAGTGCTTTACACAGAAGGCGCAGCGCTCCAATTCTCTGGCGGTTCTCTGCCAGCAGGGGTATCTACGTCTACAACGTATTATGCATTTCAGGTCAACGGTTTGACGTTCAATTTGCTTAACAGCTCCGGCACAGAAGTTTCAACTACTTCCACAGGTACCGGCTCGGTGTCACTGATTGTGGATGTGCCTACAGTGCAGAACAACTTGGTAGTGTCTGACTCCTCACGCTTTATTATGGCGTTTGGCTGTAACGATTACGGCTCCAGCACGCTTGACCCTATGTTAATTCGCTGGTCTGGCCAAGACGATCCTTACAACTGGACTCCCGACGCTACAAACCAAGCCGGGTTTACACGCCTTTCGCACGGCTCACAGATTGTCACAACAGTCCAGACTCGCCAAGAGATTGTGACATTTACCGATTCCAGCGTGTATTCTTTGCAATACCTTGGCCCTCCCTACGTTTGGGCATCGCAGTTGCTTGGCGACAACATCTCGATCATGAGCCCTAACTCCGCCATCATTGCTTCTGGTGTGGTGTACTGGATGGGCGTGGACAAGTTCTATTCTTACGATGGCCGTGTGCAGACGCTTAATTGCGACCTGCGCCGTTACATTTTCCAAGACATCAACCAAGAACAATCTTTGCAAGTTTTCTGCGGCACAAGCGAAGGCTTCAATGAAGTATGGTGGTTCTACTGCTCTGCCAACAGCACGACAATTGACAAGTACGTCATCTACAATTACCTTGAGAAAGTCTGGTACTACGGCACAATGAGCCGCACGGCTTGGTTGGATTCTGGCCTGTTGTCATACCCTATCGCTGCCAACTACAACAGCAATACGTCTACAGGCAACTTGATTAATCACGAGCAGGGTATCAACGACAACACAACAGGCACTAACTCAGCCATCAACGCCTACATTGCGTCGTCTGAGTTTGACATTGGTGACGGCCACAACTTCGGGTTTGTGTGGCGCGTGTTGCCTGACTTGACTTTTGAAAACGCTGAAGATGCGCCCAACGGCGACAAGGCCACAGTGACTATGGAGCTGTACGGCTTGGCTAACTCTGGTTCTGGGGCTACAAGTGACGCAAGCCAGCCAGTACGCGCCTCATCTACATACAACATTACCGAAGAGTTCACCGGCATGATCTTCACGCGCATGCGCGGTCGCCAAATGATCTTTAAGATCAGCTCGAACCAAGTCAACACGACATGGCAGTTGGGCGCTCCTCGTATTGACATTAGACCGGACGGTCGCCGCTGATGGCATCCAACAAGCGGATCATCAACCCAGCCGTACCCAACTTACCACTGGGTCCGCAAGAGTACGAGCGCCGCTATCAGGACCAGTTTACAAACGTTCTTCGTTTGTATTTCAACCAACTGCGTAATGCTTTGAGCGAGCTGCTGGGCAACGCTGGCGGTAAGTACTTAGCGTTTCCGTACGGGGCCTTTTCTAGTAGTGTGGACCAAACAGCCACGGCCAATACTGCCACGTTGATGACGCTGAACACCACAGACTTTGCCAACGGCGTAAGCATTGACAGCTCCAAGATTACGGTAGAAAACGCTGGTATATACAACTTACAGTTCAGCGCGCAGTTTCAAAATACTGACAACCAAATTCAAGATATTAGTATTTGGTTGCGCCAAAATGGTACGGACATCCCCGGCTCAACAGGTTTCATCTCTATCCCTGCCCGTAAAAGTGCATCGGCTGGCGAAGAAGCGCATGAGATTATTGGCTGGAACTATTATTTGTCTCTCAATGCTGGAGACTACATCCAGATTTATTGGTCGACAACTTTGGCGTCTGTGACGATCCAAGCTTACAACGCTTCTACAGGGCCAACCCGACCATCAACGCAGTCCGTTGTGGCCACACTTTCATTTGTGTCCGCGCTACCAACATGATATTATCAAACAACCCCATTTTGAGAGGCAAAAATGAGCCTGCATAAGTTTGCCGAACAGGTAGCCGCGCACGGTCGCGGTGATGACTCCTTATTGATTCACATGACGCCTGACGAAGTCAGTCGTCTTCAAGCCTTTGCTGAAGCCAACGGTCGCACACTGACCATCAACCCTCATACGGGTTTACCCGAAGCTGGTTTTCTTTCTGATCTATTCAAAGCTGTTGCACCTATTGCCCTTGGTGCTTTCTTAGGCCCTGCTGGTGCTGCGTTTGGTGGCGGTTTTATGTCCGCAGGCGCCGCAGGTTTATTGACTGGTGGCATTACAACTTTGGCTACCGGTAGCTTGTCTCGCGGCCTCATGGCCGGATTGGGTGCGTATGGTGGTGCGGGTTTGGCCAGTGGTTTAGAGTCCGCAGGAGCTGGAGCTTTGGAAGCTGGCGCTACATCTGCTGCACAGGGACAGTTGGGTGCGGCTAATCTAGCTTTGGGAGAAGCACTACCAGAGCAAGCGGCTAAGCAGTTCACACAAGACGCAGTGTCTCGTCAAGTTGCGGCTGCCACTCCAATTGACAAGCTTGGTGCAGGACTTGGCGCAATTACATCTAGCCCAGAAGCGGCTGGAGCGTTTGCTAAAGATAACTGGAAAACATTAGCTGCAGCCGCAACACCAATCATGGCTGGCGCTATGGTTCCAACGACAACGACGATGCCCAAGGCAGATACAAACCCTGCTTACATTCGCCAAAAACTTTACGATCCGTACACACAAACTTACAAGTCTTTGACACCTGTGAAGGCTAGCGAGTGGGGCGGCCGTAGCTTCTCTGACGCTTACACAAACCCCCAGACTGGTGAGATGGCAACGCTTCAGCCCCGTTCTCCCGGTATGGCTGGTGGCGGTATCGTGGCCTTGGCTGCTGGCGGTCCTCCTACTATGTTGACTGACGAGCAGTTGTACCAGCAGACCGGTGACTGGAACAAAGCCGCCGCGCTTCGTGATGCGCAAAACAACGCGTTGAATCAGTACAACTGGCAACAACAAGCTGATGCAGCCAACGCTGCAAACGCCGCCAAGTTGAATACAACTGCCGCAAACTATGTTGCTTCTGCGGCCACGCCAAACGAAACAACCGCTGAATTTATTGCAGGTGCAAACAAAGCCGGTATAGGTCTTACAGCGCCTCTTGCTGGGGCACTTCAAAACTCAGGTTTGTCTGCCGCCGCGCAGTACGCTTTGACTCACGCTGACATTGGCCCTGCCGAAAACGTAGCTGAGACGTACGGTGGTTTAAAGGGTTTGAGCAATAACATCTTGTATGACTTAGCTACATACAACGCTGACCCCCGCAATAAAGGCAAATCGGCTGGAGAAAAACGTGCAGACGCACTAGCCGCCATGAACCAGTGGGGTTTAAATGAGGCCGACGTAAAACGCGCTACGGGCATGTCCTTGGCTGAGCTGTTCCCCACCGCTACAACTGTTACCCCAACAGGCGTGTATGGCGCGTACGGTAACAATACAGGTAACCCAATGACGTCCACTCCCGGCGACATTGGCATGAACCCAGACGGCACGGTGACTGTGATGCCTAATATTCCCGGTCGTCCGCAAGGCGGGTTTACTGGTATGGGCCAAGTCAAGGATGTCTATACGGAAGGTGGCGGTAGTTTAGGCTACACAGCCAAAGCGCCAAAAACCATGGCAGAGTTTGACCAACTGTACAACAAGCAGACAGGCGACTCATTGGCGGCGTACAACTATTTGATGGGCAAAGGCGCAAACAACAATGCGTACCCAGTACAGAGTCAAGCAGCGGCTACCACTACAGGTATTCAGCGTCCATACTGGTCTGCTGGTGTGAAATACAAACCAAGATATCTGTCATACGACAAAGAAGGCAATATTGTTTCGGCAGACACCAAAGGTGGTACTGCTGGCACTGGAACTACAACGGGCAGTCTTACCGCAGCCAAAACCATTAACGTGGTGAACAACCGTGGCGATACTGAAACAGCTACGCTAAGTTCTGACGGCAACTACTACACATCAGGCGGCGATGCATACGATGTGACTGGCAAGCCAGTACAGGCTAAAGCCGAAGGCGGTATGACCTACGCCATGGGTGGCGGTCTTGGTTCTTTGGGCGGTTATTCTGATGGTGGCCGGTTGCTCAAAGGCCCCGGTGATGGTGTGTCTGACAGCATCCCTGCCACGATTGGCGCTAACAAACAACCCGCACGCCTTGCCGATGGTGAGTTTGTGGTGCCTGCCCGTATCGTGTCTGAGTTGGGTAATGGCTCAACAGAGGCAGGCGCTAAGAAACTCTACGCCATGATGGACCGTGTGCAGAAAGCACGCGGCAAGACCACAGGCAAAAACAAAGTAGCGGCCAACACCCGCGCTGACAAATATCTTCCCGCGTAAGGAATAGATCATGGCTGATCCAGTATTGCAAAAACAACAGGTAGAAACGACCACAATTCCTGACTACGCCAAGCCGTATGTTGAGGAGCTACTGGGTAGCGCGCAAGGTCTGACTGACATCAATCAAAACCCCTACATGCAGTACATGGGGGAACGTGTTGCGCAGTTCACGCCTTTGCAGCAGCAGTCTTACCAGAACGCTGCGTTGATGCAGACAGCCCCTCAGTTGGGCGATGCAACTGCTCTGGCAGGCACTGCTGGTTTAGGCGCGTTAAATACCCAATACACCTTCCGCCCCTCTAATTTCACTACGTCTGATGCACAGGCGTTGATGTCTCCCTACATGCAAAGCGTGGTGCAGCGCCAGCAAGCAGACGCTCAACGTCAAGCCGACATTGCTTTGCAAGCTCAAAACGCACAAGCGGCTCGTAGCGGGGCATTTGGCGGCAGTGGTAACTATCTTATGCGTGCACAAGCCGCAGGTAACTTAGCCCGCCAAAAAGGCGATATTCAAGCCCAAGGTTTGCAAAACGCCTACCAACAGGCAATGCAACAATACAACACACAGAACCAACTGAACGCCCAGCAACAACAGTTTGGCGCGGGTCTGGGACTGCAAGGTTTACAAACAGCTAACCAAGCCGCACAAAACTTGGCCAATATTGGTCAGACTCAGTACGGCCAGAACATCGGTTTGTTAAACCTCCAGAATCAGTTTGGCGGCCAGCAACAACAGCAAGTTCAGAATATCCTGACCAACCAATACCAAGATTATCTAAACGCGCAGAACTACCCATACAAGCAGTTGGGCTTCATGTCCGACATGCTCCGTGGTTTGCCTTTGACACAGCAGTCTTCCAACGTATACGCGCCGCCACCTACAGTGCTTGGACAAGTTGCAGGTGCTGGTTTGACTGCAAAAGGTCTTGGCTTGTTTAAGAAGGGCGGAGCCGTTGAGGATGTCGAATATAAAGACAAACCCGCTGGTTTGGCTGACTTGGCTGTCTATAACATGGGCTGAAGAAAATGATTGATGTAAACCAAATCACGTCCACCCTGCGCGGTCTGCCTGACCCCGAGTTGCAAAAGTATGCCGCCCTGCACAAAGGCGATCCATATATCCTGTCTTTGGCTGTAGCCGAGAGCAATCAGCGCAAACAAATGCGCCAAGCTGCACAAGCACGTATGGCCGGCCAGCAGATGCCCAAAGTGGCAGATCAAGACATTGCACAGATGGCGCCTCAGCAACTGCCTGAAGATCAGGGAATTGCACGTTTACCTACGCCCAACATTCAAGGCATGGCTGACGGCGGTATTGCTGGTTACGGCGACGATGCCAACGAAGGTATGGGCATGGCCATGGGTGGCTCGATGTTTGACTTTGCCCAGCATAGTGAGCCCGTACTTCGCATGGCTGGCGGTGGCATGACTGGTTACATGCCCAGCTTTAGTAAAACTGGCGAAGTCAATGCGGCGTTTGAAGCGGCCCTGCAAAAAACACTTGGTTACGAAGGTGGGTATGTTGAGGACGATGCTGGCAAAGGCGAGTCTAACTTTGGCATCAACAAGTCAGCAAACCCTGACGTAGATGTTAAGAACCTGACCAAAGACAAAGCACGTGATCTGTACAAGAAGCGTTACTGGGACGCTATTGGCGGTGATGCTTTGGCTGCAAAGAACCCAGCGTTGGCTACAGTGGCGTTTGATACAGCGGTCAACATGGGCGTAAGCAAGGCTAATCAGCTTGTTGCTCAATCCAAAGGCGATCCTTCAGCACTGCTCGGCCTGCGCCAGCAACACTACGACACTCTGGTCAAGAAAGATCCAGAGAAGTTTGCCCCCTACGCTAAAGGTTGGAAAGAGCGTGTGGCTGATTTGGCTACGTCTATTATTCCGTCGGCAGAAGCTGGAGAGTTGCCTAAACAAACTGCGCAAGCACAACCAGAAAAAGCAGGCTTGGAATCTACACATGCTGGATCTAACGTACTTTTAGGAACAATGGCAGGTACGCAAGGACTGAGCGCTTTGCAATCAGCTAAAGATGTTTTAACAGCTGGTTTTAAGCCCGGTACAACCGCTGGACAAGCCGGTAGAGTGTTAGGCACGGCTGCAGCCGTTCCGCAGGCAGTAATGGTGGGCGGTGCGGCGGCAACAAAGAAAGCCATGAACGACTTGCAAGCCATGTCTCCTGACCAGCGCCGTGCGTTGGCGGCCAATCCTATGCTGAGCGCTATGAGCGGCGACGCTGGCTTGGCTGGAGCAATCATGGACGCGGCGGCTAACAACCCCGAAGGTCCATCAAAAATGTCTTACGCGGATCAGATGAAAAACGTGGGTAAAGCATTTTTGCAGCACCCCGATATTGAACGTCAGCGTTTGGCCGCAGAAGCTAAGAAACCCAAGCCCGAAGACACAAAACCTGCTTACGATCCCAATAAGATGGAGCCCGTACGCTACGATGAGTTCAGCCCTATTTACGTTGGCCCCGAAGCATCGAACTTGAACAAAAAAGAACTGGACGATGCCGCGGCAAAAGCCAAAGCGGCTACGCCTGAAGAAGCACGCAAGGGTCTTACCAACGACGACTACCTGATGATGGGTTTGAGCCTGTTGGCCAGCAAGTCTCCCAACTTTGGTACTGCTGTCGGTGAAGCCGGTGTGCAAGCCCTTAGCGCTAAACGTGAGCGCGAGAAAGCCGAGAGCGAAGCTGAGTTCAAAAAGAAACAAGGCAAGTACTACGAAGCCTATGGCGAAGCCATCGAGCGCGGCGCCAAGGAAAAGAACGAGCAGTTGGAAGCCGAAAAGCTGGTTCGTCAGTACATGGGCGACTGGGAAAAGAACAACAAGATTGCTGTTCTGCAAGACCCAACCGCACGTCTGCAAGAAGAAAACAGAATTCGCCAACAGATCTATGCAAGCCTTGGTCTTAAACCTATAATGGCTGGACAAGCTGCTCCTGTTGCAAGCGGGGGCTTTAAGTTCGTAGGGGTCGATTAACACCCCATAACAATTAGGATGCGCTGCAATGCCCATATACAAAGTAGAAGGCCCTGATGGTCGTATTTATAGTGTAGAGGGCCCTCCCGGCGCATCCCCCGACGATGTTGTTGCTTATGTTCGTGCCCACTACCAAGAGCTAAAACCCAAAGAAGGAATTGGCGCTGCTGTAGGTAAAGGCATTGAGTCCTTAATTTCGTCTGGCCGCACCGCAGTTGGTGCGCTTACTGGCTCCCCTGAAGAGGCTGCGCAAGAAGGTCTTGAGCGCGGGGAGAAGATCTCCAAGAAGTACGCTGACCAAGTTAGTCTGGAGAAAGTCAAAGAAGCCTACGAGAAGCGTGGTTTGCTTCCTGCCGCTGGCGAAGCCATCAGTCAAATCCCTGCGGCTATTGCTGAACAAGCGCCCAATCTTGCCGCCACGTTTGGCTCCGCTCGTGCCGGTGCCGCTCTGGGTTCGTTGGCGGGTCCCGTCGGTACAGTTGTTGGCGGTCTTACAGGCGCGGCTTTGCCCTCCCTTATTCAACAGTTTGGTGGCAACATTGAGCGCCAAGCCCAAGAGCAAAAAGCCGCTGGCAAACCCATCAAGATTGACACCACAACCGCCGGAGCTGCAGCCCTTCCTCAAGCTGCTTTGGACGTTGCAGGTAACCTGATTCCTTTGGGCGGTCGCTTAGTCAGTAAACTGACAGGTATCCCAGAGAAAGCCCTGATCGGTAAGTCAGCCGAACAAGTCACCAAGCTGGCAGACGAGAGATTGTTGGCGACGTTGGCAAAAGGTACAGCCACAGGCGCGTTGGCCGAAATGCCGACAGAGATCGTTCAGCAAATGTTTGAGCGTGCGCAGGCCGGCCTGTCCTTGTCAGACGCAGACGCTTTGAAAGAGTACGGCGAGACTGCGTATCAGGTCGGTCTACTTGCACCTTTGGGTGCGGCTGGTCGTCTGTCTGAACGTGCCGGTGCACGTGGCGAAGTCATGGTGCGCAAGCAGGAAGAAGCCCGCAAACTGCGTGAAGAGGAAGCCAAAAAAGCCCAAGAAGAAGCGGACAAGCAAGAAGCGTTTAAACAGACAGACGAGTATCTGGACGACTTGCAAAAACGCTACTCTACGTACCAAGATCAGTTTGCTGATCTGACTGCAAAGGCCAAAGCCAAGACCGAAGCCACAGACTTTGCCGGTATTGCCGCCAAGCAAGAAGCTCGCAAGCAACTGTCAGAACTGCGTCAGTCCGAAGAATTTAAAAACATCGGCAACGAGTACAAAGAGGCATTGCCACGCCTGCAAGCGCTGAACAAGCGCAGACAAGATGCGTTGGTGTCTCCATACGACTACATGCTGGAGCAGACAGGCGAAGTGCCTGCAACAAAGAAAGCTCCAGTAAAGACACAGGCAGAGTTATCCGCTGACCTTGCCGATGTTGGCTATTACGACCAGCAAGTACTAACTCCAAAAGAAAGAGCGGCTGCGGCTCAGACCAAAGCGCCTTCTGCACAAGATATTGTTAAGTACGCCAACGACCGCATGCGTTTGGCTGAAAGCCAGACAGCAGGGAACAAAGAAGCGGAAGTACAGGACTACATTGCGTACCTGTTGCAAGACCCTTACAGAGCGCGGTTGATTGTTGACCAGAACTTGCCTCTGCCCGGACTGAAGCCTAACAAGCAGGACACGATCCGCAGACTGTTGGGACAAGAACTTGACAAGCAAACTAAGTCTGAACTGGCTGGCCGCACTGAGGACTTGAAGACTCAGGCAGCAAAAGCACCTGCCGCACCTGAAGGCGCTCCCGGAGTTACCAGCTATCTGGAAGACTTGGATACGCTTGACTTACAGCGCCGCGAAGGGTTTACAGACAAAGAAGTCGCCGACATGGCGAACATTCCACGCAACCAGCCGTTCCAAGATCAAGGCGAGTTGTTTGGTTCCCCAGACCTGCGTAGCGGCATTCAACGCGGCACATTGCCGACAGGCGACAAGTCTAGAGCGCGTATCGCCGCTGAGTTGCAGATTGCCCAAGCATCACGCAACAAACCTGAAATTGCACGCCTCAAAGAAATCTTGGCCGATATGGACGCCAAGCGTGAGCGCCAGCAGTTGATGGAGTTGTTGGACAAAGCGTACGCAACAAACAACCAAGACGAAATTAAGCGTCTGTCTGCCGCCCTTGGCGTTGAGGGACAGCCCCGCCGTATTGCCAGAACTGGCCGGCTTGATCAAGCTGACCTTGACCGTATGCGCGCTGAAGGCGTGCCGGAAGACGAGATCAACCGCATGTTGGACTTGTCCAAGCAGTCCATGGAGACTACGCTTGGCGGTACACGGATGCCCGAAAAAGTTGCACAGCGTCAAGCTGTTGCTGACGCTCGTGAGGAAGCCTATGCGGATGTGGTGCGTATTGTTAGCCGCTACAACAAAGGCCGTGCCAAACAGGAAGAACTGGATGCCGCCCGTCAGACTGTCATTGATAGTTTGATTAAAGAAGTTGAGTTTGAACGTGGGCGCCAGCTTACGGACCAAGAGCGTGAAGAGATTGCTCGGGAAGCCAACATTGAGTTGCGCGATCTGATTACCCGTTTTGGCGACACACGCGACGTCTATGACAAGGGCACTAAAGAGCGCCCACAACTAACGCCTTCACAAGAAGCGTCTGGCGAGTTTACAGGCGAAGCCGGAGAGCCTTACGGCTACCCCACACAAGAGTCACGCACACCCGGCCGCCGTACGTTTGGCAATCCTTACGCTGCAGCCATGGCCATCCAAGAAGGCTTGGATCAGATTCGTGACCGCTACATTTCTCCTGAAGGCCCCGGTGTAACCCGCACCTACGCGCCTGAGACAACTACCCCTGAAGCTTTACTTAAACAGTTGGACGGTACGCTAGCCAACGACAAGGCTTCTCCAGAGGTACGTAAACTGGCGGCTCGTATTGGTGACAACTGGCGTGAAGTCCAAGCCAACGCTGCCGTTGGTGAAGAGACTGATTTGCCACCTAGCCGCCGTGGAACACTGCCTACAACCTTGGCTGACGACATTGCTGAGTGGTTGCATAGCGTCAATATTGGCCAAGAAAGCAAAGAATACAGAGACCGCGTTGAAGCAAGGCTTGACGCTATTGAGCGTGCCAAATTGTCTGAGACAGATGTACAGACACGGGAAACCGCATGGGGCACAGCCACTAAACCTGTTACCGCTATTCAAGAAGACTTGTTCAGCGACAAGGACTACAGCGGTTACAAGTTTGCCAACTACGCGGAGTTCGATAAGTTCCTTGGCTCTGACGCACTGCAACAGATGCGCTCAGCTATTGGCCTTGGCCGTCCTACACTGACGCGTTTGCTTGATCGTGTGCGTGTGTTCTCTAACAAAGCCGCAGCCCTGCGCAAACAAAGCGATGCGCTGGTAGAGAAGTACGACAAGATTCGTGCAGACAAAGAAGCCCAGCTTGAGCAACTCAAGCAGATGAACGCTGGCGACTTGGCAAAGCAAAAGCGTGAGTTGGAAGCGGCTCAGCAAATGCTGAAAGAAGCCCAAGAGAACCAGCGCCAGCTTATGAATCGTTTGGACTCTGAGCTTTTTGGTTTGCAAGCACAGTACATTCAGGCTGCCACAGCGCTTGAGTTTTCTATCAAAACGTCTGAAGACATTACCAAGGCTATTGCAGCCAACGTAAACAACTTCACTGGCAAAGAAGAAGCCGCCCTGCAAGAAGTTTTAAAAGCCAAAGAGCAGCTTGCCGAAGCCATCAAGAGCTTGAATACGCTGAATGTTCACAAAGGCGGTTTGGAAGAACAGAAGGTTAGAGAAGGTCAGTCATGGAGCGACGTGCTTCGTGGACTCAAAGAATCGCCCAAAATTTTGGCCGCACAACAAGCGGTTATTGATGCTTCTACTAAGTGGCGCAGGCTCTATGCCCTGAACCAATCGCAAAGCCGTATTGTTAAGTTCTTGGACAAAGATCTTGACTTGCAGATGCAGCTTCAGTCAGAGATTGCAAAGCTTGATGGTTTGAGCAAAGACATGCTCAATGCAGGGCTTGAGTTAACTTTAGCCAAAAACACACAGGACAGAAGTGTTAAGAACAGAACCGAGCTTAAAAAGGCTCGGGAAGAAATCAGCACCGCACAGACCCTCATTGAAGAGTCTGAAAAGCGTATTGCTGATCAACAAGAAGAGATTGACAAGCTCAGGTCTGAACTTGGCGTTACTGACTATAAGATCAACCACCGCTTCAGTGAAGACTCTACAAACGGCAGGATTATTCGCGCTGCTACTGCCGCAGAACAAGAGCTTGTGCGCAACCTTGGCCCTGTTGCCGACGCCGCAAGAAACATTGAAAGGATGGCGCAAAACGCTATCAACAAGTTCTTGGCTGGCCGCAGAGAAGGTTTCCCTGTAACACCAGAAACGCAACTGGACAGAGAAAACCGCGATGCAGAAATTAAGCGTATTGAGAACGAGCGCAACAGCCGTTTGGCATCGCTTGAAGGTGAGCGCATTTCTTTTGAGAAACGCCGCAAGCTGGCTGAGAGACTTAAAGCCACGCCAGAAGCATACGCGCAACTTGATGCCGTTATTGACCAAGCCGACACAGAACTTGAGCAGTTGGCCAAAGATGAGCGTTTGATTAAAGAGCACATTGAGAAAGCCAAGGACGACAAGAAGTGGGCAATTGCTAACAAGGTCGAGCTTGAGATTTACTCACGCAACATTTCTGATTACGAAGCCATGCTTGGTGACGTGACAAAGATGCGCGACCAGCTTGAGAAAGAAAAGAAAGACGCTGAGGATGCGATAAAGCGCCTCAAGGAAGCTGAAGATACAGTCAGTCAGATTTTCTCTAACGAAGTTGAGTACGACCTAGCAGGTAACCCAATTCAGTCTGTGGCCGCCGCCGTGTCTGAAGCAACGCAAAAGCGCTTGGACAAGGTTGAGCAAAACATCAAGACTCGTACAGAGTCTAGCCAAGAGGCGGGGATTAGCCCAGAACTGCGCAAGTCTCGTATCAAAGAACTGAATAAAGCTAAGCGCGAAAAGCAAGAACTGCTTGACCGCCTGTCAGCTAAGACTGGCATTACGCGTAAGAACATCCAGCTTGGCACAGAGACTGAGACAGTTATTCCCGGCACACGCCTTGAGCCACGTAAGATTGGTCCTGTTGTTAAGAGGACTGTTACCGCAGGTAATGTGCGCACGGGCGACGTGACGACCGCAGAAGAGCGCAAACTGTCTACCCAGAACAAGATTACGCAGGCTGGCAAACCACGGAACGTTACCAGCAAACAGGCTCAGAGGGCAGCCAACAAAGACACCGAGTTGCAACGCATCACGGACAGGCTGAACTATTTGGAAGATTTGGACAGACGTAACGATGCCGCACTGGAAGCCGCTACTGCGGCCAAAGATACTGCGCGTATTGAGAAGCTTACAAACAACCAGACACGTATTGCTGAGCAGATTGAAGCCAAGCGTGATGAGCTGGCTGGTTTGGGTAATGTGACACGTATTCAGCCTTCTACCAAGAAGCTGTTGCAAGCTGCGGCTGTGGCGTCCCAAGGCCCTGCGCTCAAAGACGAAGTTGATACCGAAAAGAGCGCGGCTGCAATCATGCAGAACATCAGCAAGAGCACTAAAGACGAGATCAATAGGGCTGTGGCCGAGCGTTTGAAGATGTTGCTGGGCAACACACAGGTGCGTTTGGTTGACGACTTGCGTGGTGATAACGGCGAAGCAGTGTACGGAACTGCTGCGTCTGATGGCTCATTCATTGAGTTGGACAAAACCTATGGTCTGAACGAGCAGACAGCTTTGCACGAAGGCGTACACGCCGGTGTTGAGCGCGTCTTGAGTATGCCAGAAGATCAGCTAACGCCCGAGCAGTTGGCCGCCAAGAAAGAACTCATTGAGATTTACAACGCGCTCAAGGCAGACAAGAACATGCCTTACCCTGAGCTTCTTAGTAGCTTGAATGAGTTTGCGGCAGAGGCACTGACAAGTCCTAAGTTGCGCACGTACATGGAGTCCAAGCCATGGACTCTCAAACATATGTGGGACGCTTTCAAGAGCGTCATTTTGCGCTTGCTTGGCGTGAAGACACCTACCAATATGAGTCAAGCAGCTATTGCAGCGGTTGACCGTATGATGACTAAGGTGCCTCGTGCTACAGAAGCCGACATGCAACTGGAGCCCGCAAGACTGAACCGTGCACGCGACGCGTCGTTTGACGACATTGTGAACATCTCCAACAAGATGGTTGCACGTCAGAAGACTTGGAGTGAACGAATCAAGGTTAACGCTACGGGCTTGGCTTTTGAGACGCAGATGGTTGACCGCTTCGCTGGATTTGAGCGCTTGTCTAAACTGATGGATAAGCTCAAAGGCATTCAGATGATGTACTACTTGCGCATGTACGACCAGCGCATGAACTTTGTGGCCCAGTCCGCAGCTAACGGTGCGCTCCAGATTGTGGAGAAAACGCGTGCCGATGGCCAGAAAGAGTACTTGATTGAGAGCCGTCCCGGTGCCAGCTTGCGTGGCGTAGCCGAGATTCTTAAAGGTGCTGCCGGTCCTATGGGCGGTGTTGACAGCGCCAGCCGTGCGTTTACTTCGTACATGGCCGCTATTCGTGCCAAGCGTGTTGGCTTAGACAAGCTGAACTTTAGCGGCACAGTGACACAGGCTGAGTTGGATCGCGTATTGGCAACAGTCAATGGCAACAAGAACATCAAGGATGTGTTTGAGCGCGCACGCGAAGAGTACAACGCCTACAACAAGGGGCTGGTAAATTTTGCCGTAGCCGCTGGCGCTATCCGTAAGGCTGACGCTGAGACTTTGCTCAAGAGCAACGACTACATCCCGTTCTATCGTGAGCGCAACGGTGTCGTCGAGTTGATGATTGGCGGAGAAAACCCAATCCGTATTGGCAACATCAAAGAGCAACCCTACTTGCAAGAGTTGGTTGGCGGCGATGCGCCCATCATGGACTTCATGGTCAGCTCCGTGCAAAACACCAACATGATGGTGGACATGGCTTTGCGCAATCTGGCTACTAAGAACGCTGTGTTTGAGTTGAAGAACATGAACATGGCTAAGATCACAGACAAGGCTATCTCCGGCCCCGATGTGATTAAGTTCAAAGTAGATGGCGAAGACCGTTTTGCCATGGTTGACACCGATGCCGCTGGCGTACCCGCTGACATCTTGGTCAAGGGCATGGAAGGTATCCCAACACAGATGCCGTTTGCTCTACGCGCACTGGCCGCGCCTGCTTCATTCTTGCGCAAAGCTGTGACCGCTACCCCTGTGTACGCTGCTCGTCAGTTGTTCCGTGACTCGCTGGCCGCCCCGTTGCTGTCCGGAGCCGATTTCATTCCCGTTACTGGAGCGCTCAAAGAAATTGGTAGTGCCACCAAGGGCACGCTGGAGAGCCGAGGCATTACAGGCGGTCAGGTGTTTACGGGCGGAACCGCAGACATTACCGACATCATGCGCCGCATCGCTTCTGGCAAGAGTGGCTGGGATGACTTTGTGTCTAAGGCCGAGAGCATCTCCATGGAAGCAGATGCGTTGTCACGTCGCGCTCAGTACAACAGCTACATCAAGCAAGGCTTGTCCGAGATGGAAGCTACGTACATGGCGCTGGAGTCAATGAACTTTACCAAGCGCGGTGCTTCTCCCAGCATCCACATTGCCAACTCCTTGATTCCATTCTTCAACGCACAGATTCAGTCTTTGAACGTGCTGTACAAGGCCATGACAGGCAAGCTGCCTTTCAACGAGCGCCTGAAGATTCAGGAGAAGTTGCTGACCCGTGGCTTGATGATTGCCGCCGGTACGCTGGCCTATGCCGCCGCGATGCAGGACGACGAAGCGTACAAGAACGCAACGCCCGATCAAAAGTACGGCAACTGGTTTGTGCGTATTCCCGGTGTGGATGAGCCGCTTAGACTGCCTATCCCGTTTGAGATTGGCTACATCTTCAAGGCTTTGCCAGAAGCACTGTACAACTCTATGGTCAACGAGCGCGGTGGTGAGGAAGCTGTCCAAGCGTTCCGTCAGATCCTGCTCAACACGATCCCCGGCGGTACGTCTTACGGCATCCCACAGGCTATGCGCCCAGCAATCGAGGCTGGCCTTGGTAAGTCGTTCTACACAGGCCGTGACATCATGTCTGCCCACGAGCAAAAGCTATTGCCTGAAGCGCAGTTCCGTGAGAACACTTCACAGATAGCCAAGACCGTTGGTGCGGCGGCTGGTGTGTCTCCGATCGTGCTTGAGCAGCTTGTACAGGGCTATACCGGCAGTCTGGGCTTGGCGTTCTTGCAGGCGGTCAGTATGCCGTTTAGCAAGTCCGAGTCTCCTGAGAAAGCATTCAAGCGTTTGTCTGAGATGCCTGTTGTCGGTACGGCTTTCCAGCCCAACGATGCTGGCGGTATTATCAACGCCGCTTACGACAGGATGAACCAGTTTGCCAAAGTCAAGGCTACTGTGGACGACTTGCTCGAGCGTGGGGAGAAAGCCAAGGCGCTGGAGTTAATCAACACCAAGGCTAATCAGTACGCGGCTGGCGAGATTGCACAGGACTTCACCTCGACCATGGCAGAAATGTCACAGTACGAGAGAGCCATCCGTGCATCTAACCTGACGTCCGAGCAAAAGCGTGAGCGTTTGGATGAGATCCGCAAGATCAAAATCCGGTACGCTGACACTATGCGCGGGGCAGTCGATAAAACAATACCCCAGTAAAACCTTGGTAGATGCCCGTCTTAGCACGGGCATCTCTGAGGCGGCATAGAACTGCTTTGCGCAGTCCTAGTTCACGAACAGTGTCAGTATCAAGGCAGGGGACGAAGAACCCCTGCCCTTTCTCAAGCGTCTCCCACGGGAAGCGGATTGATGATACTTTCATCTAGCTCGTCCATCTTACGTCTTACGCGCATCGCTGGAACCCGCATGGCGGGGCCTTTGGTCTTGGAGGTCATGTTCTTCCTGAGATACTCGATCTGAAACGTATCCTCAAGCTGGCGCTTGAACGAAGCATAGCCAAAACTCATGGAAGCGCAATAGGACTTGAGTAGTGTTTCCTCGATGAAGTAGTCGATGTAGCCGGGCGTTATGCCATGCTCCACCCGCCCAAGGATTTTGCTACGTGTAATAGTCTGGTCGATAACCTGACCGCTACCAAGTTCAGCCATCAAACCACCAGTGCTTGGACGGATTACGACAAAGTTGCCGTAGCTGTCACGGGTGTATGAGTTCAGCACATCTTCTGCGGTGCGCAAACTGTGCTTCATGCTGGCGCGCATGGCCGTCACAACCTTCTTAAACGCATTCAGCACGGGGCGCAGTGGGATGTCCACAATGCCAGCCGCCTTGAAAGCATTACGAGCATGGACTGCGGTTCCGATGCCAGCCATCCAAAAGCGCTCGTCGTTGGTTGCGTTGAACTCTGTGTACATGGCGGCTACTGCCTCACGCACAGTCGTAGGGAACTCATCCGCATGCTCGACCATGTACTCGACCAGCTTGTAGCCAGCCACGCCATAGTTGTACTGCAAGGACTTGATGATCTCGATCTCGTGTGGCTCCCATGTCAGCGCTTCTTCAAACGTAAACTCAAGCAAACGGCGAAGCTCGCCCTCTGAAGAGTGGTCACGTCCACCAGTCAGGTAGTCCACAACGTGAGTGTTTGATGACATCAGGCACACAGTCATCCATGTCGACAGGTTCAAGCGTTCCTTGTTGGAGCCAGACTCCATACGCTCCTTGCCACGGCCTTCGGTCATGTCCAAGAGAAACTCAGGCAACCACTCAGGCGCTGCTCGGTTCTTGGCGGTGATCTCGTCCGTGATGAGTGGGTGGCTGTTGAGCAAACCCAAGCGTTGTTGCATGGCTACAGGCGAGGTGCTCTTGCCTGTGCGGTAGTGTGTTGGGTGACCCCAAACAGATGCCGCGGCTTCAAGAGACAAAGTCTTACCCGTCCCCGACTCCGTGGATGCACAATGGTATGTCATGCCATAGATACCTGTAAAGCGCATGAATGGCGCTCCAGCACCGGCAAGGATGACGGCTAAGTGCCCCCACATCTTCTTGGCGATCAGCATGTTGATGAAGTCGCGCCACGCCTCGATACTGCCTCGGGGTTCGGTATTGACTGTGATGTTCTCCAGTCCGGGCATCGGCACTTTGACTGGCGGTTTGCCCTTGCTAAAGATACGCCCTGCGTAGACGTATGTGTTGTCTTCTTGCCAGCCGTAGCTGTCAGGAACTTTGATCGCAGGTCTGCTTGTACTGGCTTCTTCCACGCATGCCCTCACATATTCAAAAAGGTTCTTGTCGTTGTTGTGACCAAAAGCGGCTACCACGTTTTGGCTGGCCAAGGCTTTAACAGTCTCGTCTTTGCTGACCACGGCTTTCTGCGCCATGGTTATGTTCACCGCACCATCGGGCTTGAGCGCGATCATGTGCACTGTGTGATCCCCGTTGCTGTTGAGAATGTCAACAACAAACAGTTCGTAAGGCAGTAGCATGACTTGCTTCTTGGACTTAACGCCCTCGTCGTCTTCTACTGTGCGCTCCATGAACGTGCCGCCGTTGGCTCCGTAGGAGTACCCGCGTGGTGGCGTTGGGCGCATGACCTTGATGGTTTCTTTCTGCGTGACCGCACTGTCACTTGAAAGCTTGACCTCGATCTCTTTCTCCTGCACCTCAACCGCTAACTCACGGCCAAGGATCAGTGGGTTGGTGATCTTGCCCCAGTGTGTACATGATGGGCATATACCGGGGTTTTCACTGTCCATCTTGACGCAGGGGTACGGACCTTTAATGCTTTGCAGCTTCTGGTTCATACGCTCTGCTGTGT